CTCCTGCTGGACAGCAGCGTGGTGTTCTTAACAACGCTACTAAGTTGGCTTACAACCCAACTCAAGCACAGAGAGATTCTCTGTATACCAAGCGGATTAACCCGATTATATTCCGTCCTGGTATTGGCATCATGCTCTTCGGAGACAAGACTGCCCTTGGTTATGCCTCAGCGTTTGACAGAATTAACGTTAGAAGACTGTTCCTTACAGTCGAGCAGGCACTAGAGAGAGCTGCACAAGCTCAACTCTTTGAGTTCAACGACGAAATTACTCGTGCAAACTTTGTCAACATCGTAGAACCATATCTACGTGACGTACAAAGCAAGCGTGGTCTTTATGACTTCCTAGTAATTTGCGACGAGACAAACAACACACCAGATGTCATCGATAATAATGAATTCCGTGCAGACATCTTCCTCAAGCCTAGCAAATCTATCAACTTCGTTTCACTAACCTTTGTTGCTACTCGCACAGGTGTTAGCTTCGAGGAAGTTGCTGGTAGAGTATAATTAAGGAGCAAACGTAAATGGCAACCGCACCAAACCCCCCATCAGTAAGAAATATCTCTCAGTTTAAAAGTAAACTGAGAGGTGGTGGAGCACGTCCTAATCTGTTTGAAGTAGCAATTCCTAACTTCCCAGATTTTGTTGGCGCATCTTACAACAACGATGACAAGAGTAACTTACGCTTTATGTGTAAGGCTGCTAACCTTCCCGCATCAAACGTCGCACCAATTGACGTTCCTTTCAGAGGTCGTATTTTAAAAGTTGCTGGAGACAGAACTTTCGATCCTTGGACTATTACAATTATCAATGACGAAGATTTCAGACTTCGTACTGCTTTTGAAGGATGGATGAATGGTATCTCCAAGTTGGATAACAACACTGGAGCAACTGCACCTACTTCTTATATGCAAGATGCATTCGTGTATCAGTTAGGTAGAGGAGCAACTATTGCATCTGAAACTCCAACTAATGACATAAGTGGAGCAGGCCCTACAGATTCAGCAAATGTGTTGAGAGCATACAAGTTCCTTGATATTTTCCCAACTAACATTTCTGAGATAGCATTATCTTATGATACAGGTGACACCATCGAAGACTTTACTGTTGAATTCCAAGTTCAATACTTCGAGTCATTTGGATCAGCAGAAGCAGCAGACATAAGGTAATATTTGTGCTATACTAAATACTATGAACGGTATAGTCCATAGTATAGATGGCTAAATTATTTGGATTCTCGATTGAGAATAATGAAGAAACTCCGAAGTCGGTAGTATCACCAGTCCCCAATTCCAAGGAGGACCAAAGTGATTACTACATGACTTCGGGGTTTTTTGGCAACTATGTTGACTTAGAAGGTGTATTTAAGAATGAGTTTCAGTTAATACGCAGATATAGAGAAATGGCATTACATCCAGAAGTGGATGGTGCAGTAGAAGATGTTATACAAGAATCTATAGTATCAGATACTAATGAAAGTCCTGTAGAAATTGAACTTTCAAAGTTAAATGCTAGTGATGGTATTAAGAAAAAGATCAGAGAAGAATTTAAATTTGTTAAAGAACTTTTAGATTTTGATAAAAAATCACATGAAATATATCGTAACTGGTATGTAGATGGTAGATTATATTATCATAAAGTAATTGATTTAAAGAAACCTCACGAAGGTATACAAGAATTGCGTTATATTGACGCAATGAAAATGCGTTTTGTGCGTCATGCTGTTAAGGATAAAGCAGGTGAAGCAGGTAGAATAGCTGCTATTCAAAGTCAAAAAGAAGTTAATAGTATTCATCAGGCATTCCCAGAGATAGAAGAATATTTCATCTATAGTACTAAAGATACTACTGGTGGTGCTTTAAACCCATCTGGTAACCTTACAGACACTAAAGGTGTCCGTTTCTCGAAAGACTCTATTGCATATTGTACTTCAGGTCTTGTAGATAGAAACAAAGGTTCTGTTCTTTCATACCTTCATAAGGCAATTAAATCACTCAATCAACTTAGAATGATTGAGGATAGTCTTGTAATCTATCGCTTGTCTCGTGCTCCAGAAAGAAGAATATTCTATATTGATGTTGGTAACCTTCCTAAAATGAAGGCTGAGCAATACCTTCGTGATGTCATGATGAGGTATCGTAACAAGTTAGTTTACGATGCAAACACTGGAGAAATCCGTGATGACAAGAAGTTCATGTCTATGATGGAGGACTTCTGGTTACCTAGACGTGAAGGTGGAAGAGGAACTGAAATCTCTACATTACCAGGTGGACAAAACCTCGGAGAGATTACAGATATTGAATACTTTAAGAAGAAACTCTATAAGTCACTCAATGTTCCTATCTCTAGAATTGAAGGAGACGGTGGATTTAACTTAGGTAGATCCTCTGAAATCTTAAGAGATGAACTTAAGTTTACCAAGTTTGTTGGTAGATTACGTAAGAGATTTAGTAATCTATTCTTAGATATTCTAAGAACTCAATGTCTTCTTAAGAATATTTGCACCCCAGAAGACTGGGAAATTATGTCTGAAAATATTCAGTTTGACTTTGTATATGATAACCATTTCTCAGAACTTAAAGATGCTGAGTTGCAAAGAGAAAGATTCTCTCTTGCTATGGAAGCAGAACCTTACATTGGTAAGTACTACTCTCAAGATTGGGTTCGCCGTCAAGTTCTTCGTCAATCTGATGAGGATATCTTAGAACAAGATAAACTTATTGAGAAAGAAATTGAAGAAGGAGTAATCATGGATCCAGCAGAAGCAGCAATGGCAGTTGATGGATTTAATGGTATGGCTCCAGGTGTAGGAGAACAAGCAGCAGGTGGTGCAGGTGGTGATTTAGGTGCTCCAATTATGGAACCAAATCTCGAAGGAGCAAAAGATGCAGGTATGACTAAACTACCTAAGGGTGGAGAGATATAAATAACCTATAGGAAATGTTATGACCATTAGTATGGACGATTTAATGGATGCTATTGTGGCAAATGACTCGCCTTCAAAGGTGAGTGATGCTATTAAGGATATTTTGTATGCAAAAACTGCTGATAGAGTTGATTCTTTAAAGCCAGAAATTGCAAACAGTCTCTTTGGAGATCAAATTCCTGAAGTAGAAGATGAAGTTGAAGTGAATGATGAACCAGTTGCAGACGCAACAGAACCAGAAACAACTGAGGAAGAGGAGTAATGGCTGCACATCAACCAGTCGGAAATAGTACATCTTTTGCAACAGGCACTACTAGTGCTCAATCAATTCAATTTGATCAAAAGAGTGATACTTTGAGAGTCGTAGCTTTAAGTCAAGGTGCTCATGTTGGATACGGTTCAACACCAGTATCAACTGAAGCAAATTATTATGTACCTGCGGGAGGAACTGCCTTAATTAACATAGGGCAACCAAGTTCTCAAAGAGTGGTTAATGTGATTAAGAGTCCTGCAGCAAGTGGGGTTACAACTATATTTTTCCCACAAGGTGTAATTGGTTCACCATTTGAAGTTGGAGATACTGTCTCATTATCAAGCAACCTTTCTGGTTGGTCGTTTGAGCATCATCCAATTCAATCAATTAGTTATCCATCATTCAGTAGTTCTACTGGTGATAATGCACAAAGTGTATCAGTGGTTGTTAATTATTCATCAAATGGTTGGAGTGGCACTTGGGCCGACTCTGATTCAGGTGCTGGTAATGATGGTACTTTGAGAAAATCCTTTATGGTTGCTGCTAGAACTGATAGCAGTACTGGCACATTATATGCACAACAAGTTCAAGTAAGCGGTGACGCATAATGAAACTCATTACGGAAGAAATTGAACAGGTAGAATTTCTAGTCGAAAATAAAAACGGCAAGAAGTCTATGTATATTGAAGGTGTTTTCCTACAAGGAAACATCACTAATCGTAATGGTAGGATGTATCCTATGGAGACTCTTCGGAAAGAAGTAGGACGTTACAACGAGAATCATATCCAATCAGGACGTGCTCTTGGCGAACTTGGACATCCAGAAGGACCAACAGTGAATCTCGATAGAGTTTCACACAAGATTGTTTCTCTTAAAGAAAGTGGTGCTAACTTCATTGGTAAGGCTAAGATTCTTGGCACACCAATGGGTAAGATTGCTGCTAACTTAGTAGAGGAAGGAGTAAAACTCGGTGTATCTTCAAGAGGTATTGGATCTCTTAAAGCAACACGTGAGGGTATTAATGTCGTAGGAGACGACTTTATGTTAGCAACTGCTGCTGACATTGTTGCCGATCCTTCTGCTCCAGATGCCTTTGTTGAAGGGATTATGGAAGGAAAAGATTGGGTATGGGATGGAGGTATTCTTCGTGAAAGAATGGCTGCAAAAACATACAAGACTATCAACACTTTAGTTGATCAGAAAAAACTTGATGAGAACAAGTTGGATCTGTTTAATAATTTCTTATCAAATCTCTAACTTTAATAAATAAATTTAGATTACAAAAGGTAATTCGAGGAAACTTCAATGGCGAGTAGCAAACTACAAGAAATGGAAAAGGTATCGGAAGCTAATGCCGTAACAGCACATGCTAATCCTGGTGATAAGGCTATGCCTAAACTCACGACTGGCGGAACTGCTGTTAGTTGGGAGGATTTAGGTGGACCTACTCCACAAAATTCTAAACCAGACGACGACTCTAATAAAGTTAAAACACCTGGTGGAACTATAAAGCAAGTTTCTGATGTGGTTACCAATCGTAAAGGTAAAACAGGAGCAATGGGAGCACAAAAAGCATCTGGATTAAAGTCTGGAGACGAAGTAGAACTCGAAGCAGATCAGGAAATCGTTTCTGAAGAACCTGCTGTAGAAGAAACTCCTGTTGAAGAAGAAGTTGTAGAGACATATGACATGGAAGATGATGTCAATGCTCTATTAGGTGGCGAAGAACTCTCTGAGGATTTCAAAGAGAAAGCAAAAACAATCTTTGAAGCTGCCATCAACGCAAAGGTTTCTGAAATCAAGGCAAAACTTGATGAAGAAAAGACTACTGCAATTGAAGAAGCAGTAGCAGAGCACAAAGCTGAGCTCACAGAACGTACTGACTCATACCTAGAGTACGTTGCTGGAGAGTGGTTGAAGGAAAACCAACTCGCAGTTGAGCACGGACTTAAGACAGAAATGACTGAATCATTCTTGTCTGGTATGAAGAGTCTTTTTGAAGATCATTATGTATCAATCCCTGACGAAAAATATGATGTTGTCTCTACTATGGTAGAGAAGTTAGATGACATGGAGACTAAACTCAACGAGCAAATAGAGAAGAACGTTGCACTTAATAAGAGACTTTCTGAGTCTACTTCAGACGTAATTCTTTCAGATGTTTCTGAAGGCCTTGCTGCCACACAGAAAGAGAAGCTCGCTACACTTGCTGAAGGTGTTGAGTTTGAAAGTGAAGAGTCGTACAAAGAGAAGCTAACCACCCTGAGAGAATCTTATTTCTCTGACAAAAAGGTTGCACCTCAATCATCCGCCGATACATTGATGGAAGCCACTGACGGAGAACCTGTTGAGCAGGTATCTGGTTCAATGGAATCTTACATGAATGTCTTAGGCAAGATGAACAATTGAATTAAACATTAAATCAAACTACACACTTAAAGAAAGATGTTCCAATCAGAGCATTTAGTCGAAAAGTGGAAGCCCCTATTGGACCATGATGGTGGTATCCAAGATTCACATCGTAAGGCGGTAACCGCAGTTCTACTAGAAAACCAAGAAAAATTCCTCAAAGAGGAGCAAGCATTCAGTCAAGGACATTCCTTGATGGAATCACCAACCAACGCAGGTAATGCAGCTGGAACCCAAGGTGGTTTCGGTGGTAGTGCTACTGCTGCTGGTCCTGTTGCTGGTTTCGACCCAGTATTGATTAGTCTAATCAGACGTTCAATGCCAAACCTAGTCGCTTATGACTTGGCTGGTGTTCAACCAATGTCTGGCCCTACAGGACTAATCTTCGCAATGCGTTCACGTTACACTAGTCAGAGTGGAACTGAAGCATTCTACAACGAAGCAAACACTGCTTTCTCAGGTCAGTCTTCCAACGACTTCGGTGGAGATGGATCTGCTGGTATCAACAGTGCATTCTCTGATGTACCTGCTGGTATTGGTACAATTAGTCAGTCAGGTAGCAACCCTGCTGTTCTAAACCCTGTTGGTACTGCAACCTCAACCGACTATAACGTTGGTCAGGGTATGGTAACTGGTGATGCCGAGAACTTAGGTAACGGTGCTAACAACCAGTTCGCTGAAATGGCATTCAGCATTGAGAAAGTTACTGTGACTGCTAAGTCCAGAGCACTCAAGGCTGAGTACTCACTTGAGCTTGCTCAAGACCTTAAGGCAATCCATGGCCTTAACGCTGAAGCAGAACTTGCTAACATCCTTTCTACTGAAATCCTTGCTGAAATCAACAGGGAAGTCATTAGAACTATCTACAAGGTTGCAGAGCAAGGTGCTGTTGCTAACACTTCTACTGCTGGTGTGTTCGACTTAGATATCGACTCCAATGGTAGATGGTCTGTTGAGAAGTTCAAGGGACTTCTATTCCAGATCGAGCGTGATGCTAACGCAATCGCACAAAGAACTCGTCGTGGAAAGGGTAACATTATCCTAACTTCTGCTGACGTTGCTTCTGCATTAACAATGGCAGGTGTACTTGATTACACTCCAGCACTTAATGCTAACCTTAACGTTGATGACACTGGTAACACATTTGCTGGTACAATCAATGGTAAGTACAGAGTATACATCGACCCATATTCTGCTAACCTAACTGCTGCTAACGCACAGAATGGTAACCAGTACTATGTTGTTGGATACAAAGGTACTTCACCTTACGATGCTGGTCTGTTCTACTGCCCATACGTTCCACTACAGATGGTTCGTGCAGTTGGAGAGAACACATTCCAACCAAAAATCGGGTTTAAGACTCGTTACGGTATGGTTTCAAACCCATTCGCTGAGGGAGTTACTCAGGGACTTGGCCGTCTACGTGTTAACAGCAACCGCTACTACAGAAGAGTTGCAGTTAAGAACCTTATGTAAGCGAGACGCTTATATACTTCTCAAGAGACTCCTTCGGGGGTCTCTTTTTTTGTCTAATAAATAATGAAGAAAATATTAATTGTTAGCATACAATGACACTTTCTTATTACAAAGAAAAATTAAAAGAAACTGCCAAGTTACTAGCACAACCTGGTAAAGGAATTCTTGCTGTTGATGAATCAACTCCAACATGCGGAAAAAGATTAGCAGGTATTGGTGTAGAGAATACTGAAGAGAACCGTCAAGCATATAGAGGAATGCTTTTCACTACTCCTGGTATTGGAGAATATATCAGTGGAGCAATTCTTTTTGAAGAGACTCTTTTCCAAGACCATGCAGATGGTGAGTCTATGGTAGAGAAGTTGAATAAGTCAGGTATTATACCAGGCATTAAAGTTGATAAAGGTCTTAAGCAATTAGCAGGTGCATTAGAGCATGAGACATATTGTTCAGGTCTAGACGGATTGACTGCTAGAGCTTCTGATTACTATGCTCAAGGTGCAAGATTTGCTAAGTGGAGAGCAGTATTACAAATTACTGAGGATGGTCCTTCTGAACTTGCAATACAAGAAAATGCTTGGGGACTTGCTAGATATGCACGTTGTGTACAAGAAGCAGGACTAGTTCCTATTATCGAACCTGAAATCCTTATGGATGGAGATCATGATATTGAGACCACTGCTGCTATCCAAGAGCGTGTTATCAAAGAAGTTTATTATGCTTGTCAGGTTAATGGAGTTGTTCTTGAAGGTACACTTCTTAAGCCTTCTATGACAGTTCCTGGTGCAGAGTGTGAGAACAAGTCTAATCCAAAGGAAGTTGCACAGTATACTATTCGTACAATGTTACGTTCAGTTCCTGCTGCTGTTCCTGGTATCGTATTCCTATCAGGTGGATTGAGTGAAGAGGCTGCATCTGTTTATCTGAATGAGATGAATCAGTTTGATACTCCTTGGAACGTATCCTTCTCTTATGGTAGAGCACTACAACACTCTTGCTTAAAGCAATGGGCAGGTAGTGATGTTAATGCTGGTCAGGCTGCTGTACTTGCAAGAGCACAAGCAAATTCTGAGGCAGCAAAAGGACAATATGTTACGGGTTCCCAACCCTCTTCTGATGAAGCACTGTTTGTGGCAGGTTATACATACTAATAAACCTAGGCCAATGAAACTGAATAAACCTTTGATGCATGTTCGATTGCATCAACTTCAGTTCTTCTATTGGGATCCTCGCATAGATCCGAGAGAACCAGAATACGACCCCTCTTTGAAGGGGTCTTTTTTTATCTAAATAGTCCATTGGAGACCTGCGTGAACTGATGGCAACAAGTAATCCATTTGAGAAACAGATACAAAATAGAAATTTTCTTTCACCAATTGGATTTAAATTCACATTGGTCAAATGTCCTAAGGTAAGTTTCTTTGCTAATACAGCACAGATACCAGGTCTTAATATACAACCTGCTGAACAACCAACTTATCTTAAAGACATTCCAAGACCTGGTGATAAGATGGATTTCCAAGACTTTACTTTAAGGTTCTTGGTTGATGAGAATCTTGAAAACTATATGCAAATACAAAATTGGATGCGTGGATTAGCATTCCCAGAGAGTTTGAAAGATATCTATGATTTATGGCAAGGTAGAACAGATTTTCCAGATGCTGATAGAAATAATCCAGATAACCTAGTGAGTGATGGAACATTGATGGTATTAGACTCTACCAATAATCCCCAATTTATGGTAAAATATAGTGACCTATGGCCAACTGAATTAACAACATTACAGTTTGATGCCACACCTGGTAGTGTTGATTACTTCACAGCAGAAGTAACATTCAAATATACTATCTACGAAATTGTTAACAACCAAGGAATACCAATGTGAATTTAGAAACTTTGCAAAGTATGTGGGAGAAAGACTCACAGATTGATCCAGACAACCTTCACACAGAATCATTAAAAGTACCAGCATTACATGCTAAGTACCATGAGATGTTTAATAACTTTCTATTGCTCAGAAAGAAAGCAGAGCAACAAAGAAAGAATATAAGACATGAAAGATATGAATACTATTCTGGGAAAGCAGACCCAGAGGTATATCAGAAAAATCCTTTTGGGAAAAAGATAAGAGACAAAGATACGATGACTAAGTATCTTGATGCTGATGAAAAATTAAAAGAAGTTAACCTCAAAATCGACTACTATGAAACTCTCCTAAATTATTGTGAGAGCATCCTTAAACAGATAAACAATAGGACTTATCAGATTAA